GCCGAGCATTGAAGTGACGATGGCTAGTAAGGGCCCAGTCTCGATGGCAGGCGGTACAATATCCATACCTGAAAATTTTGCATACCATTCAATACATGGCGATAATATAAAAGCAAAAAATAAGGCTAGGGCTCCACACCAGCCTATAGCTGGTCGCCAGCCAGCAACGAATACGCTGCGGTGGCTGGCTTCCTTTGCATTAACATCTAATTGTTTTTCTGCAAGCTTTTGTTTTATGCGTTGCATTAAAATTTTTTTATCTAATTTCTCTTCTTCTGAAGTATGAAGTTCATCAACGACTTTGGTGATAGTTTTCAAAGCTCCGCCTTGTCCTCCACCTAATAAACCGCCGATTAAATTCAACATTGTTTAAGCGCCTCCTGTTATTTGGCTTAAAATAAAAAGAACAATAATAGCGACAATGCCCGCTTTAATCCAGTCCTTCATTTTCCAGTCCGACCACTCTTTCAAATGTTCCCATAAGTCTTTAAGTAGATTCATAAAACCTCCTTTGTTAAAGTAGCGAAGTATACTATTTTAAACCTTTAAATGCTACCTTTTTAATCTGCATTTTACTACGTTGACCTTTTGGTCCAGAACCTAAGTTTTGAGTTACTTTTGGTCCTTCCATCGTAGCACTATAAACATCAGCAATAGCAGTTTTATTTACATGAGGTCCTGCATAAGGATTCATGTCCTTTGAAACTGTCATTTTAGCATTAGGATATAGTGAACCATTTATGAATTTTGGTTTAGGATTGTTAAGCGCCATATTATCTCCTAGTGTATTGTTGGTTTGTTATCTTCTAATTCTTGTATCGCATGTTGCACAAAGAGTAAAGCATCGACTTCAGTATAACCTTTTCCCATAAAAAGCTCTTTTACTTTTACCATTAACACTTCTGCCATAATAAGGGCATCGGTGGAAGATTTTACATTTTCTCTAGCAAAATTATCAAGTTTAGAAATATAATCATCAAAAATTTTTTGTGCATTAAAAATAGAGCTCATATTTAAAAATCTTTATTTTTTTTATATTGAAATCCAGGTCCTTTTGCTTGTCGATCAAGTTTTTCAAGGTTTATTTTTGCTCTTAACATAGCAATATCTTCTTGTGAATCAATACGCGCGTTATCAATTTTATCTTTTTGTTGTAGTTTTTGTTGCTCAAAACCAAGTTTTGTTTGATCAAATTGTAGTTTTGCTTGATCATTCATTGCGCGTTGTTGTAGTTCTTGTTGTTTTAATTGAATAACAGGATCAGGTTGACCAGCTCCACTCATTTTAGCTTGTAATTGTTGTGTCTCTGCTAAGAATTGTGCTTCAAGAACAGCTATTTGACCTTGTGTCATATTTTCTAAATCAGGACCTTCAGCCACTTGACCCATTTGTTGTTCTGCTTGATTAATCTGCATTGCAACGGCTTCTTTAGCTTTAAGAGTAATGTGCTGTAGAATATGCTTATTTAATTCCACTGCTATTTGTGGCATCATTTGGACAATAGGAGATAAACCAAAAGTAATATGAGCTTGAATATGCGCATCATGATTTTGCCCTTCGTATGCCTCAATCTTGTCACTATCTATAAGTTTTTGATTTTCTTGCGTTGGGCTCATTGGCTCTGGTTTTTCTAATTTCATAATTTTATCAATATCACTGACGCCCAGTGCCTCATACATTCTAATGTAAGCTTCTTTCACGTTATGTAATTGTGGCGCTGATGTGGCAAGTTGTAATTGTGTTTGTGCCAATTGAATTCGTTGTGCCATAGAAAATATATTAGGATCAGCCACAGGAATAATATCCACGCGTTCATCAAAATCAGTTTGTTTAATTTGTCGGTCTCCACCTACTACCGCATAAGGATATTCATCAGGTAAATATGATTGAATAACATTTGCTAATAACTTGAATTCTTTTTGCATCGCATAATACATTCTTTTGTGAATAGTACTCATGATACGTGAACCACGCTCCAGTAAAGCAATAGTTGTTCCTACAGGTGCTTGTTGATTTGCATCACCCACTTGCATGTCAGCAATTTGCGCAAAACGTTGACCTGCTTGTACAACAAATCCAAGTAAACCAAATAATGTCTGTGATGGTTCTTTGTATGGAAGAGGAAGTAATCCTTCTCGAATAGCGCCCGACGGTGCATCTACATCTCTGAACTCACCTGGTTGTAATGGGTCATCGTTGTCAGCGATCCGTAGACCACGTGTCTTGAAACCCGCAGGTAAATTCGCTAATGTTCCAGCATCAATCAATTGACGTAAAGCTTGTGTCGCGGTTCGCGATAAACCACCAATTAAATGTATTAATCCAAATCCATAAAATCCAAGACCTGGTAAAAATTTAAAGTGAACAAAGTACTGTTTCTTTTTGTATAACGGATCGTCCTCCGCGTAATTTCTTCGAATAGATAAAACCTTGCCTGACGTTTCGTCAATCGTCACAATGTATGGTAATTTAATACCTGTTGGTTCTCCACTACTATCAACATTTTCAAAACCCTCTAAATCTAAATCTACATGCATTTCTAAAAGCGTAACAATGTAGGAGTCACCTGTTTGTTGAATACCGTCCAAGTTAGCAATAGTGCTTTGAATATCTCCTGTACTGTATGTTGCTGTTTCAGGCGGAGCAGGATTAATATCAATGTCTCGGTAAAAACCTGCTACTTGTTTTTTGCGTACATCATTTTCTGTTAACTTAACAACATGCGTGATGCGCTCGCATGAATCTAAATCGGTCGCGCTATACGGAACAATAAGATCTTCCGCAGGAACAAACTTTGATACGGCACGTCCTAGTTGTCCATCATAATAAACTTTTTTAAAAGTCGACCCACTCAGTGGTAAATAAAATAACATTTGATCGAGCTCAGGGGTGTACTCTTCCATGACATTGGTAATTTGATAATTCATGAATTCTTTCACACGTTGTGCTTGTTGATATATTTCTACTGATTCTTTTCCCACGACACGCGTTCGAACAGGTCCATCAGCAGGCATCATTTCTTTAAAAGCCGTCGAACTAAATTGTGTAACTGCTTCGGCTAATAAAGGGTGAGTCACGGAACTCGCACCACGAAACGGTCTTGTTCTTTCTTGAAACTTTACTCCAAGTAGCTCTAACCCTTTTGTATAAGTAGTTGCCCATTCATCTCTTGATGATTTATCACTTTCAAAATCTGCCATCAAATCACTAGCAATTTTTCCTAGATCATTGTCATCCATATTTTCTGCAAGGTTTGCATAAAAATCTTCTTCTATAATAGGTTCATCAGAAACAATTGTTTCTTCTGTCACTACTTCAATTTCTACAGGTTCTTCGTTTTTAATTGCTTCTTCAATTGTTTCACCAACAACAGATTGTATTTTTTGATCTATATTATTTTCGGCCATATTTTTTTATACCCCATGTACGTTAATAAATCCACCAAAATGAAATTTTGGTATCTCCACAGGTCCCCCTAATTTTTTCTTTGTTATTTTTTTGGTGGCGTCTGTGATTGTTTTTGATTCTTGTTGGAGGAGTTTTGCGAAGAACTTCGTAAGTTGTTCTGCATAATAATAGACGTTTGGCCTGTCTCCACCTTTGGTAGTTGTTGAGGAGTCGTCACTAAAGTTGTTTTTAAAACTGCCACCTTGTTTATCCTTTTTCCAATTGTTTACCAATTTCTCTAATTCTATTTCAGATATATACGTATTGGCATCCAAATTCAAATCATTTGTAATATCATTAAGCTGATTTTTTGTGAATTCCTCTATATAAGGCAATATATCCGCCTTTTTTAGGGGAGAATTCTTAATGGCATCTTTATCTATAATAATACGAATTCCTGCTTTACCATCTACAACGATAGGTTGATATCCTCTAAACAATCCATTAGGATCCGCATTTATAATTCTTTCAAACAACGATTTTAACGTATCACTGTTGCGCAAATTTTCTGAACCATCTTCCACAATATCTAAAGAAAAATGTTGAGGATTTTTTGTTAGTTCTTTTGCTGTATTTACCCATACCTCTGTTTGATTAAGCATGTAAGCTAATTTAGCCGCCGCATCTTTAGCTGCCTCTTTCGACATATATCCTTGTTGCACGGTTGACGGATTTTGATACAATTCCCATCCACCCGTACCATGCACGGTACCACTAAAATCTACTCCTGTTAACTCATTAACATATTCAATTGCTTTAGCTGTTACTTGTTCGCTTACTTTAAATTTTTTATCATCAGGTAAGGCATTATATTTTTCTCCGTATTCCACGAACCACGGAGAACCTTCGCCAGGATCTACTTCCATTGAAAGACGACGCAAGTTTCTATTGAGCGCCATATCAATATCACCACTTGTTCCTAGTTCACCATACATCTTTGTTAAGTTCATCCATCCAATGGCTTGAACCTCTGCAGGCGTCCAATCATTTTTACCCTTCCAATTAATTTCATTTAAATATTTTGTTAGCCCTTGACCAAAGAGAGCTCTGTTTTCATATTTGGTTCCCGTGATACCGCCCGCACCAAAATCGACCGATAAATTATCAGGAACATTATATCCTAGTTGTCTTAATTTATTAATATACGTTGGATCTATCATTCCCGTATCTCTTGCGGTGTGAACGTCGACCACGAACGGCGAACCGCCTGCCGTGTCATCATTCATAATGGAACGGGTATCTTTTCCTTCGCCCGCATCAATGAAATCAGATATCTTTGGACCAATACCACTTTCAATATCTTTGCCATAAATAATACTTTTGATATTGTTCGTCGGAGCGGGAAGCCCTTTTCCTTTTACGTCGTCAAACGGGACACCTCTTTTGTATTGCTCATAAATATACAACACATTCGTCAAGGCATTTGTTGGCGATTCATTAATTTGTCCTGATAACCATGCGCGCGCAATTTTATCACGAAGATCTTTGTCTCCTCCTGCAACTACATCGAAACTCTCATATACTTTTTTGTACCAATCCTTTTGATTAAAAATTTCATCATCACTTAAAACAATTTTATCTGTCCAATCTTTGTAATTAATTTTACCAATAGCAATGGGAGGCAAATTAGAATTCTCAGGAGGCTCCAATACAATACGGTCATTGGAAGGTCCGCCAGGATACGCTTCCGCTTTATTATCTAAAATATTTTGTAATCGCATTTTATGAAGACGTAAAACATTTTCTACTTTATTTGGATCAAAAGTAACGCCTTTCTTTTTTTCTTTTTGTAACTCAATAAATTTATCCTCCAGCTTTGTAACTGTTTGATCAACTACTTCTTCTAAAGCAAACTGGGCTAATTTTTTATAGTCAATATCTATCTTTGGTCCATCATCGTTGGGATCAGGCATTTGATCGGGAAGATCTGGAAGTATTCTTCCTTCTTGATCTATTGTTTTTGTTTTCTTTTCTTCCCCATCATCTTTTTTGGCTTGTAAAACAATGTTATCGAGCGACGTATCGCCGATCACGGGAGGTGCATCATAAAAACTTCCTTCGTATGTTTTATATTCTTTAATTCGTTCTGATTCAGTTTGGGGGAATAGTGTTTCGAGATCAACCAAATCGTTTTCACCGTAACCCGAAAGATCTATATTTTGCCCTTTAAAATATTCTATAACAGCAGGGACAGAAATCCCCATCTGCGTAGCGATAACCGTTAAAGGTACTGCTGCTTGGGCTACCATTTAATAATACTCAGGTATCTGTTCGTAAGGTGGTTTAATTGGGTCTTCATAATCATCCTTTAATGCAATAAAATTACCTTGACGATAACGCATCAATGCTTGCGTCATACTATCAACTAAATCATCATGTTCACCATAAGGAAAAGCCGCGCATTCTTCAATCATTTCTTCGGCAAATTTTCTTTCAGGTGCCCAGACTTGTCCTGACTCAAAAACAGGTGACACTGAGTTTACGCGTGAAAGTTTATCATTACCTTTTGAAGGTGTATAACTCACAACAGGAATTCCTACTTGTCTTAGTTCCTGAATTAGTGGTTGTCCTGAAGCTTTGGCTTCAACAATAATTGTTTCAGGTTCCCAATATTGATATTGCTCTAAAGCAACTTTTTTTAACTCAGGAAATTCCCAACGATCTTTTATACAATCTAATAAAATTATATTATCTTGATTAAATCCTGTTTTAAAAATTCCCCATGTACTAATAGCACTGAAATCAGCAGAATCTTTTTTAGAAAAAGCGGTATCATAACTTTGAATGATGTGAACAAGATCAGGCATCTCTTCTTTTTGCCATGTTTTCCACCATTCACGTTTTATAATTGCTCCTTCTTCAGAAGTTGGTTTCTGTTGGTACTGAGCTTCCCACGACATAACAGGTAAGTTGGCTTGAATTTTCTCTAGCTCTTCTTTTTTCCAATACTCAGGCCAAATAGGTTTACCGCTTGGTAAGATTGCAGGAAATTCTACAACCTCCCATTGATCTGCTTTAGTTTCAGCTTGTTGTTTTATCAATCGACCTGTAAGATCTCGCTCTGACCAACGTGTCATAACAACAACAATGGCTCCTCCAGGTTGCAAACGTTGTCTTGGTCCTGACATATACCAATCAAAAGCATTATCAAAACTTGTATCAGTTATACTTTGCTCTGAATGTGGATCATCAATAATAAGCAAGTCTGCACCACGTCCAGTAATGGCTCCTCCGATACCTGCTCCAAAATATTCTCCGCCGTGATTAGTTTCCCAACGTCCTGAAGCTTTTGAATCCGCTCGTAAATACACATCTTTAAAAATTTTTTTGAATTGATCATCATTCATTAAGTTTCTCATTTTTCTACCAAACCTATATGATAGTTCGGCGGTGTGAGTAGCTTGAATTATTTTTGTTTTTGGTTTTTTGCCCATCAACCAAGCTGGAAACAAGTAAGATGCAAACTCTGACTTCGTATGTCTTGGTGGCATGTTAACAATTAATCGTTTTAATTCACCTGTCGCGATAGCTTCAAACTTTTTTGCCATAACATTGTGATGGTATCCGTCTATAAACTCAGGCCAAACTAATTTAACGAAGTGCATAAAGCTGTCTTGGGCTTTTTTGCTATCGTCCTGCATAGCAATTGCCAACAATAGCCTTAATTCTTCGTCCGAATACTTTTCAAATTTAGAATTTTTTTGATCCATTGGGACTCCTAGGTCTTTTTACACTAAAAAAAGGGGTATACCCTAGAAAAATCGGTTTCATATGAAAAAATGATGGCTGAATATTTAAATCATGCACTAGAGCACCTCGCGCGTCCTGACGTGGGGCTGTTTTGGGGGGCGGGTATCCGCGGATTTCCGCCATTTTTTTTATTTTTCACAGGTACCCTAACGTTTTTCGCGATTAACGGCAGATTTGCGCGATTTCCAACGAACGATAATTGTAGTTATCGTACCTTATCCTATTTTACCGCAGAATTCCTAGCTTTTCGTGGGACGCGAACCGTGAATTTTTTCAAGATATCTAGATATAGTATCCCAACCTTCCCTCGTTGGCGGTTCGTTTACACCGTTTCGTGAGAGATCTAGCGAAAACCTTCCCTCATATAGGTTTATCGTGGCTAAGGGAGAGGGTTTCGCGTGTTCTTTGTAAACCAATATGTAATTGCAACCTCCAGTCTCATTCCACAATTTTATATTCGTAGATATTTGATGCGGGCTCAACTTAACTTTGTTACCAACTGCAACCTTAGCCTCAATGAAAACTGTATCTAATCGTGGGGCAACTCCAATCATATCTGGGAACCCGTGCATCGTTGTTGTCTCAATGCGCATCCAATTATAAATTACTATATTTTTCTTTATTAATTTAACAAAGTGCGACTCTTTCATGCTACAAATATTAAATGAAAAAACAAAATAGAAATAGGGATACACATGATTAAGGTGTGGTTACTCATTACAATGATAAGTGTTCAAGGATGGCCAAGTGTAAAGACAACATCAGAGGTGCATTTTAGTGAGCCAGCATGTGAGGCAAGACAAATACACAATGAGAATATGCTCACGGATATTGCTCTTGAACAAGGCATTGAAAGTATTTGGGTTGAGACTTGGTGTCATGAAACACATATGTTCATACCGTTAAAGACTTAATCTTCATGCTCAATTAATTTAGGATCAGTTTTATCATCTTCATGTTCAATAACCTTTTCTTCATTAGCAATTGTAATTCCTTTTTTCTGTAACTCATTTAATTTTTGAACCAACTCTTCACGAGGTAAGTTTTCAATTGCACTTTCCATTCTAATTGTTGGGTCATACAATCCTGCAGCCTTACCGCGCAAAGCCTCAGCATTGATAGCAGCGGCGTAGTGTTTTTCTTCTTCAGCTTTTTTACTGAGATCATCAAGCCGTGCAACATGCTTGTCCATATTAACAGAATACTTATCTGCTAATTCTTTTTTCATGTCATAGATTGCCTCAGCAACTAATGGATATTTCTTTGGATCTTGTAACTCCCACGCAGTTTTTCTAGCAACACTTTCAGCGTAACCAGCTCGACGCGCAGACTCAGATGCAGACTGTTGTCCCATCAAAGTCTTGGTGCAAAACTCATAAACAAATCGTAATTGCATTGGAGTTAATTTTCTAGATTTTCTTCCGTCAACAATTTTAACCATACTTACACTATTTCTGACCCTCTTTTAAAAAACAAGTTATAAATTATTTTGCTCGTGGCGCAAAGAACAAAATGGCTGTTTTCTGCCAATCAATATTTTTACCTGACACTACAAGTGTCAGCCTGACACTACTTTTTTTCAAGTAGTGTAAGGTGGTTTATGGCGGATAATAAGGATAAATTTGCTTACCTGACACTACATACACTTCTCAAACGTTTTTAAAAAATTTTTTTTTCAAAGGGGTGGGAAAAGGTGTAAGTAGTGTAAGGCGAACCACGGACCACGTGACACGTATCATCACTGATGGTATATAAATCAAGTGAATAGAAAACATCAAAAAGGTTTCATATCGCACATTCAAGCAATTAAATTTCTATCGGATCAAGGTTACTATGTCTTTGATAATTTTTCGCGTCTGGGTCCATGCGATCTTATCGGTATCAATGAGCACGGAGAAATATTATTAGTCGATGTTAAATCAACCAGTAAAAGAAAATCAGGAACGTACAAAGGATATCTCATTACACGCACACCAACAGACCTCCAGAAGAAACTCAAAATACACATATTAATGGTCGATGAAGAGGGAAACTGTACCCTCAAATAACCGCAGAAAACAGCCATAATATCAATAAATATTGAATATATATAATAAATCATTATAAATTATTATATTAACTAAAACATACAGGAGAAAGTTATGAGAAAGAGTAACGAAAAAACTAAAATAGAAATAGGCAAGATGGTTATTGTTGTAACAGCAGAAGATGCCTTACATATTGAAATGAATGGTTATACTTATTTTGTTGATGATAGTACTAACGAACAATTAATCAAAAAGTATAAGGATAAAAAAGGAGAAAGAAAATGACTGACAATAATCCACTTTACATAATAAAAAAGTATGAAGACGGTTCAGAGTCTCAAATATTAAACCCTGATTATAAGCCACCTAAATTTATTTCTAAACTATCAAAAGTAAGGGGTTTACATCATAAAAATGATTACTTGTTTCAGGTTGAAAATACTAAGTTTCGTTTTATCAAAGTAGATAAACATATGAAAAAAAATTGGCTTGTTACTACTTATGTTGATTTTGATAACCCTGATTTTCAGTTTGTAGGTCGTGCAGGTAATTTAAAACAATGTAAAAATATAGCAATACAGGCGGCTCAATAGAGTCGCCTCAGAGAGGAGAAAGAAAATGATTAAATATATTATTAACGATCTTAAATTAGCGAGCAAGGAAGATTGGGTCTACCTTGCTATTTCATTACCTGTAGGTCTGGTTGCACTTGCAGATTGGTTTATTTTTTAGGGAGGCAATAATGGAGAAAGTAGAATTTAAAATACCTTACACTAAGTTCGGTACAATATTTGCAGACAAAGACGGTGATAACCTTGTTATCACTGGAGTGTCTAAAGACTATGATAAAAAACTTATTTGGTCTCTTAATCATAATGGTTACAAGTTGTGGAAATATAGCGGTAACTTTGCCATCTACCAGCAGGATAAAAAATTTATTGCTCTTGGTCTTGATCGCGATGATCAAATGGTTGAAATATCATTCTCTAAAAGACCTAATAGACATATCATTCAGGATGAGAGCCCAGAAAAATCTTACTGGTATTCACATGATCTTGCTACTTACGATGTAGATAAGATTTTATCTCAAGGTAAGGATGTTATTAAAAGAACTGAGGAAGAGGCTAGGATCAGAGCAGAAAAGCTTTTACATAAAAACGCTAACGAGAACCGTGCTAGATGTGGTGCTTGTGAGCGTTGGATTGAACGATGGGATGAAGGTAATTGGAATGGCGTCATCTATGATCATGGCTTTGAACAAGCTGGCTATAGAGCAGGTGTTTGTATTGGTGCAAGATATCAGCCTTGGGAGAAATCTCCTGAAGGTAAAATTGCTTACATCAAACAATTGCAAGATAGGGAGGCAGAAATAGTTAAATGTAAGCCTGATCAAGCTAGACTTGATAAACTGATAAAAGCATCTGATGAGTATGTTATTTGGAATAATGAGCTTAAAAGGCTTAAAGAAGACCTGTGGCAGGACTTTAGACACTCTCCTTGGTATCCTTACAAAAACCTAGATATTAACTTTAGAAGATATCTTGTAGAGCAAGGTCATGAAAAGTTTGAGGTGCCAAAAAGAAATCCTCAATTCTTTGGTGTTCATGTTTGGAACCAAACTACTCTTGATGAGTTGCTAGATGTTTGGCAAAGACAATTAGATATGATTAGAGAAATTATTTCTAAAGAACAGTCTAAGGTTGATAACTGGCAAGAAGAATTAACTCCAAGAGAGAAAATAAATTCACGTGGTTAAGTTCGTGATCGCGTGTATCACGGTGGGCGTATGTGTGTTCCTGTATGTTTATCATACGCCCTACCAAACCTTCATGCGTGAATGCAGGTACGATGAATTTTTAGGAGGTAATATGGGAGATCAATATTGTACGTGGTTGTACTTTGAAATGATCGACGAGGACTCATGGGTTCGACAAATAATAGAGGCACTAGAATGATAGAATTAATTAATGACGATTGCCGTAATCACGTTTCACGGATCGCGGAGCACGATAACTGTTTAGTAATTTATGATCCACCTTATGATGAGTGGGATCAAGTAATCAATGTTGAGGCTACA